GGGGTTAACCCCAAAGACCAAACAGAAATGAAAAAAGGCACGATCATCAAACGCACCGACTACGTGGCGACGATGCTCGCTATTCCCGTCGGAGAAGAACACGAATTCACGCTGACGGGGCGCGACTACGCATCGTATATGAACGCCGTCAGCCGTTTCAACAAGAACGGCAAGGCGAAATTCGAAGCCCGCACCGCTTCCGCATCCACCATCGTAATTAAACGCCTTTCGTAATATGTCGCTCCCCGAATTATACGAATTACAGCATTGCCTCGTCCACGTCGCCGATGTCGTTGCTTGCGCAATCATCAAGCGCCAGCAGCCAGCCGCCGACCTCGTAACGAAACGCGCGCTGTATCGGGAATTCGGTCGGGGCTGGGTCGATAAGCATATCGCCCCGCATGGGAAGATCGAGGGCAAGCGATTCGGAACGGCCCCGAATTCACCGATCAAATACAGCCGCACGGAATTCGTCGCCCTACTCGAAGCCGAACGCCTGCAACGCGCAGAAATCGTCGGTAAATACGGACAACAAGAGCAGGCAAAATAAGCTGTTTTGCAGCCTTTACCACTCCAAGCGAACGAATCACGACGACAGCCCGAAAGTCGATAAAACAGGAAATTCGATAAAAATAACATGCAAGCACTCAAATACACATCAAGGGAGGTAAACCGGAATTTCCGCATCAAGGTTTCGGGCCTCGGCATCCATGAACTCAAAGGCTTTACGGGATTCGTCGGGTTGGTGGGGAGCGAACTCGCAAACAACCTGCTTGACCGGGCATTTCGAAGCAAGGCGGATAAAGTAGAATGCAAACTGCGGCGCGGCTTGAAAATAACCTTTTGCTACAAGTAGACATGAAAACCAAAATTTTAGCTATCCCGTGGTGGCTGTCGCTGGTCGCGCTCGGCGGAGCAATGGATGCAGACCCGATTTCATGGGTCGCCGTTGCCGTAACATTCGCCGCGTTCGTAACACTTTCCGCAGCCATAATCAGAGAACAAAGGAAAACCGCATAATAACCAATCATCACAAAACGCACGATGCTATGAACATCAAGATCAAATCAATTACCCTGCGCAATTTCAAAGGACTGCGCGACGTATCGTTCGATTTCGACGGCCGTAACGCCACGATCATAGGCGACAACGGTACGGGAAAGACAACCATTTTCGACGCCCTGACATGGGTATTGTTCGGCAAGGATTCGCACAACAGCACCGACATCGACATCAAGACAATAGACGCCACGGGCGAACCTATGCACCGCGCCGAGCATTTCGTCGAGGTGGCATTGGACGTGGACGGCTCCGCACAGACGCTGCGCCGCACGTACCGCGAGATTTGGAGCAAGCCGCGCGGGTCGTCCGACCTGCGATTCGTCGGACACGAAAGTGCGTTTGCCGTCAATGGCGTGGAGGTCGGAACCAAGGCGGCATACGACAAAATCATTTCGGAATGGATCAACGACAATGTATTCCGGATGCTGACCGACCCGATGTATTTCAATACTCGCGTCGATTGGAAAGGCCGTCGCGCTGCCCTTTTAGCCCTCGTCGGGGATAACATCGACCGCACGGCGATACAGGCGCAGTTTGCCGACCTGCTCGCCGAAATGAACGGCGAACCCCTCGCAGATTTCAAAGCGCGGCTTGCGACCGAGAAGCGCAAGAACAAAAAGGAACTCGAAACATTCGGCCCAAAGATCGAAGCATATCAAAACACGATGCCCCCGGCGGAAGACTACGCCGCGCTGGAACAGGAGATCACGCAGCGCGAATCCGTGGCCGCAAACGAGATCGCAGCGTACCAGCGGCAAATCGACGCACTCGACACGCAGATCGCCGACGCATCGAAAATAGACGAGGAAACGCAGGCCGCCCACGACCGAAGACTGAAAAAGGTGCTCGACATCAAAAAGTCGTTGTCCGATCATATCGACGCTCGACTGACCGCGGCCCGTCGGTATAACTCCGACCGCGACGCGGCCATCATGGACGCACAGGCGAAAGCGGATTCAATTCTGCGCGAAATCGAGAAAACCGAAACGACGGCAAACTCGAAACGGGACACCCTCGAAGCCTGCGTAAAGAAGCAGGCGAATATCAAATCGGCACTCGATAGCATGCGTGCGAAATACGAGGCTGAGAAAAAGGCGGCATTTGAATACGTCGACGCGACCACCTGCTACGCTTGCGGCCAGCCGTTACCCGCCGCAACCATCGAAGAAGCCCGCCGCGCGGCCCGCGAGAGCTTCGAGAAGCACCAGCGCGAAATACTCGACAAGTTGATCGCCGACGCCAATCTCGAAAAGGATACTTACAGCAAGTTAACAAAGCTGGTTTCGACCACCGAACAGGAAATCGCAATGCTCGATCAACGCCTATCGCAACTGCGCGCGGAACATCACGCTGTGACGCTGGCTATCACAACCGCGAAAGACGTTCCCGCAATCGACCTCGAAACGGAGGAAGAACAGGCGAAATTATCTTCCGAATACCGGAAGCTCTCCGACGAGCTTACCCGCGCGCAAACCGCCCTCGAAGCCTCGGCAACCACGAAAATCACGGCCGCTACGCTCACGGCACGCCGCCGGGATATATCCGCACAGATCGACACTGTGCGTCAGAACCTCGCAACCGCAACCACCGACCTGCGCCGTCGCCTTGCCAATAAGGAGCGCGCCGCAGAGGTACAACGCCTTATAGACGAGGCCAAAGAATCGGAAAAGAAGATCGCCGAACGTATCGCCGAACTCGAACGCCTCGAATTCGCAGCGGCGGCCTACACGAAAGCGAACATCGAAGCCGTCGAAGCAGCGATAAATTCGCGGTTCAACCTCGTGCGCTGGCGAATGTACGAACAGACCATCGAGGGCGCGGACGTCGAAACATGCGTCGCCACCATCGACGGCGTGCCGTTCAACTCGCTGAACAGCGCCGGGCAGGTACTCGCCGGACTTGACATCATCCGCACGTTCTGCCGCTACTACGGCGCAACCGCGCCCGTCTTCATCGACAACGCCGAAAGTATTTCGCAGACCGATTTTGCGCTCGATTCGCAGGTCATTCGTCTGCAAGTGGTCGAGGGTGCTGCACTCGAACTTAAAACAGCGTAACGACATGGCACAGATCGTCAGCAACGAAAAAGGATTCAAGGTTATCCACGTCGAAACGCTCGACATGTGGGTCATCGGAAGCCCCGCGAAATGCGACTACTGCACGGCGGATATGGCGACCCCCCGACGGCGGCTATTACATCGCCGTGCTGAATAAGATATACTGTCCGCAATGCTATAAACGCTGGCTTTCCGAGGCACGCCGCCACCCGCAGGACGCCCCTATCGAAGCCCGAAACTACAACACGTATCGTCAAATCTTTTATTTCAAATAACTATGGCACAGAATAGCAATCAGAACGGAGCGCAGACCGCCCCGGCGACGCAATCGAAAGCGATTGCCGCAATGAAAGATGAACTTGCGAACAGCGTCCTGCGACGCATCGAGGAGCTGCAAGCGAACGGCGGGCTGGTCGTCCCGAAAGACTACGCCGTAACTAACCAAATGAACCTTGCATGGCTTCGTATCTCCGAAATGCTTTGGGAGGATTCCAACAAAGTACAACACCCGGTTTTGGAGGTCGTAACCAAAGCATCGGTGGCAAATTCGCTGCTCGATATGGTGCTGCAAGGCATGGACATCCAAAAGAAGCAAGGATACTTTATCCTGGTCAAAAACAAGGCGTCGGGGCAGCTCGAACTGACGTTCTGGCGATCGTATTTCGGCGACGAGAAACTGGCCCGCGCACAGGGTATGAAGAAAGTCCGTTCGGTCGTCGTTTACGAGGGTGACGATTTCGAATACATGTACACGGAAGACGGCGAAACCAAAGTAACGAAACACGTTCCGAGCCTGTCGAGAATCGACAAAGACAAGATCGTCGCCGTCTACGCCGTAACGACTATGTCCGACGGCTCGCACTCGACGACAATCAAGACGATGACCGAAATCCGGCAAGCATGGATGCAGGGCGCAATGCGGGGCAACTCGCCTGCGCACCGAAATTTCACCAGCGAAATGGCAGGGCGAACGGTCGAGCGTTCCGCCATGAAGCACATTATCAACTCGTCATCCGACGCATGGCTGTTGAGCGAAGACGAGAAAGAACGCCGCGTAACGAACGAAACGGCGGCCGCGCCCGCCGGGGCAAATATCGAAGATGCGAAATTCGAGGAGGTCGCCCCAGCCGCAATCGCAGCACAATCGGCCACACCCGCCGAAACGATGCCGCCGATCCCTACGCCGACGCCCGTTCCGCGCGAGGAGGTAACCGAAGAGGCAGCCCCCGCGGCCATTGAAGACGACCCGTTCAACGTGTAACCCGATGAAGCTGCACGTCATATCATCATCGTCGGCTGGTAACTGCTACGTTTTGGAGAGCGAAGCGTCTGCGCTCGTTATCGAGTGCGGCGCATCGCCCGAAACGATGTTTGCCAGGACTGGGATCGACGCCCGAAAGTTCGTCGGTGCAGTAGTAACGCACGAGCACGGCGACCACGCGGCCCACATCGGCAAATACGCCGACCGGGCAATCGACGTCTATGCCTCGCAGGGAACGCTCGCGGCGTGTCGCATCGACAAAGCGCACCGCGCGCACACATTACGACCGATGCAGTCCGTCATGGTCGGCGATTTCGTCGTCCGGGCGTTCGACGTGAAGCACGACGCAGCGGAACCGTTCGGGTATATTATCGAACACGAGGAATGCGGAAAAGTGCTATTTGCTACCGACACGCATTTTATCCGGTACAACTTCAAATCCCTGCGACTGAATCATATTCTGATCGAGGCGAACTATTCACAAGAGGAGCTGGACGATAATATCGCCCGCGGGACGATGAACCCGGCACAGGCAGCGCGCGTACGAACGTCGCATCTATCAATCGACGCGGCGTGTGATATGGTAAAGGCGAACGAAACGGCGGAACTTTCGACGGTCGTTCTACTGCACCTTTCGAACGCAAACAGTCTTGCCGATGCTTTTGCCGCGCAAATGCGCAAAACAGCCCATTTCGCGCGTGTTTTCGTCGCAGACAAGGGTTTAATCGTCAAACTGAACAAAAGCGAAATTTAACGGGTCAAATCAGCGTCAATGGCAAACGAAACAAATACTGGTTGGGTGCGGTTGTATCGCAGCACGCTCGGATGGGAGTGGTTCGACGACCCGCTCACGCTGCAACTGTGGGTCGTTTGTCTGCTCAAGGCGAATTACCTGCCTACGAGATGGCGAGGAGTGGAGATTGAGCGCGGGGCTTTCGTTACCTCCGTCGATGGTTTGTGCGCAGAAACAGGACAGACGACACGACAGATTAGAACCCGTTTAGCTCGTTTGCAGGCGTCCGGCGAAATATCCGTCCGTGCGACAAACTACAAAAGCATTATAACAGTTTGTAAATTCGACACTTACCAGCCATTAGAAAATGAAAACGACAAACGACCGACAAACAGTTACGAGGGTTTGCGGAGGGTACCGGGAAAGAAAGCCGCCAAAATCGACAAACCAAACGACAAACCGGAAACACCTATAATTAACATTAATACAGACGATTATAGTGATAACACCGAACAAAACGACAAACAGAACGACAATCAATCGACAAACGACCGACAAACGCAACTGTTTTCAAGCGACAACAGTATAAGAATATATAAAGAAGAATATAAAGAATTAAAAGAATCTCTCTCTTCTCGCGCACGCGCGAAGGAGGCAGAGAGAGAGACATTTTTTGAAATTTTCTTTTTCAAGAATTTTATAAATCCCGATTACGAAGTCGAACGATTCTGCGCTAATTACGAGGCATCGGGCTGGATTCGTAAAAACGGACAAGCCGCTATCGACCGCCCGGCGCTTGCGCGGACATGGACGCAGGAAGATAAAAACGCCACGCCACGCTTCAACGCCGATTTTCTTGCGAAATACCGACGTTTCTACGACCTCGTAAAGCAAACGAATCCGGTGCTTGCGCCGATATTCATTCACGATCTGGAATTGGTATTTATCGACGCCGAGCGCAAACGGCTAACATTCCGCTGCACGCGGCAGATGGCCGAAGCCGTCGAGGCCAATGTCCGGTTCTTTCGGGATAACTTTTTCGACAAACATTTCGCGGGCTGGACGCTACACTACCAAACCCCGCGAATCTAAAAACAACAACGCACGATGAAAAACAAAAACGACAAGCGGGGCAAGTCCCCGGCAAATTTCTACGACAGAATCGCCGAAATGCTCAACAAGGCGGCTATTCCGCAGACGATCACAGTCGAGGCCGAGGGAGTTTCGCCCGAAACATTCTTGGCGACAGGGATCACGAAACGCGAACTGTATGCCACCGTCGCAATGGCAAGCCTTGCGCACGCCGTCGTAACCACCCCACCCACCGGAGGCGGCAGACTTCGTTCAGACTGGGCGCGGCGCGTGGCTACACAAGCCGCAGAGCTGGCCTACTACCTCGACGAAGCACTCGGCGAGATCGAACGAAACGGCGAACCCGCAAAAGATTCAAGACGATGAAAATTCTGTATTTGCCACTCAAAAAGGAGTGGTACGAAATGATCGAGCGGGGCGATAAGCGCGAAGAGTACCGCGAAAATACCCGTTACTGGAAAACGCGGCTTATCGACACGGTAATATACGACGAGGGGGACGAGGAGACCGAAAGCCCGGTATTTATATTCTTCAAAGACTACGACGCAGTTTGTTTTTCCTACGGCTACACCCGCCGCCGGATGCTATGGGAGTGCAAAGGCGTTGATTTTGGCCGAGGTCGCCCGGAATGGGGTGCGCCCGATCACGAAACATTTATCATCAAACTTGGAAACCGACTGAACGATGAGAGATTACAGTAAAGATTTCGCCGAATGGCGAAAATGGCGCGACGAAAAAGGGTTGCCGCCTATCTACGACAACCCGGCCGACGCGGGTATCGAAACGGATTTCCGGGTCGGGCAGCAAGTGTCGTTCACGAACGAATACGGCGTGCGGTTCGAACCGCACGTGATAATGGGATTCTGCAAACCGGAGCTTTCGGGCCGGTGCGTCTACCTCGACTACGACTGCTACTGGTTCCCGACGGAACTCAAATCGTTAAAACCCTATCGGAAATGATGTCCCAGCCGACTTACATAGCCTCGTGTTCGTTTGGCAAGGATAGTATCGCAACAATTCTCCTTGCCCTCGAACATGACGAACCACTCGACCGGGTGGTATTCTCGGAAGTGATGTTTGATCACGCACGCAACATCAGCGGCGAGATTCCGGAGCACATCGGGTGGATATACGACACAGCTATCCCGAAGCTGCACGACATGGGCATCCACGTCGACGTGGTACGCGCCGAACGGGACTACTGCTATTTTTTCGCAAATGCCGTCGGGGGGGGGCACCACGCGGGGAAGACTTACGGGTTCCCGCTCGGCGGCAAATGCTTCATCAATCGGGATTGCAAAGTCGCGCCCATACGAAAATACCTCGCCGAAATTGCTGGCGGTCCCCTGCGTGCCAAAACGAATATCGTGCAGTACATCGGTATCGCCGCAGACGAACCGCGACGACTTGCCAAACTCACGGAGAACCGAATGTCGCTCTTGGCGAAATACGGCTACACCGAGCAGATGGCGAAACAGCTTTGCGCCACTCACGGGTTACTGTCGCCGATCTACACGACCGGGACACGCGGCGGATGCTGGTTCTGCCCGAACTGCAAAATACAACATTTCGTCAACCTGCGACGCAATCATCCCGAACTATGGGCAGAATTGGTCGAGTTGAGCCATACGCCGAACTTGTGCAGCTACGGATTCAAATACGGCCTTACCGTGCAGGAGGTCGAAAAACGGATGAATGCAGAAGAACAACAGCTAAAACTTTTTTAATCACAACTTTCCATGAAAGACATTCATCATACCTGCCGATGCACCGGGCAACAGTTTACGTTCAAAGAGTGGTGCGCGTGGCTTGATAACCACAAAAAAGCCGGACAGGATAGCGGTAAATTCGTGGCGTTATCGTACAACGGTTTCGATTTCAACATTCACGACGTATGCCTAACGCCTAACAGACCTGTCCGATTATTCAACCACCATTGTATCGTGGAGGTTAAAACGGCGCAGTCGCCGACAGGACGCTGGGATTACGGGCTGGATGTCAACTTGCACAATTCGGGCCATTACGTCGGGGCCGGATTCGTCGACGATGTGCAAAAGGGATACCCAACGGAAGCCGCCGCGATTCTTGCCGCCCTGCTCGATGCCCGCAAATCAGCCGAACGTGAACTGGCGAACTGTTCCGGTCGCTCCCGGTCGAATCTCGACAACGAGGACGACGAAGACGGATTCATCAAAGACAGCACGCTGGCCCCGTATATTCGGAATATCATCAAGCAAATCGACGATCAGCGCCGTGCAACGGCGTTCAAACAACTAACCCTATTTTGATTATGACACGACACGTTGAATCGCACATGCAACGAATGTGCGTCGGTTGGTTCCGGCTCCAATACCCCGCCGTCGGCAAACTCCTGTTCGCCGTTCCGAACGGTGGCGCACGGAGCCGCACGGAAGCCGCGATAATGAAAGCAGAGGGCGTAACCGCAGGCGTTACCGACCTTATCCTGCTGCTCGGACGCGGAGGCTTCAACGCCCTATGTATCGAAATGAAGACTACCGACCGACGTTCCGCCCTATCGGACGCACAAATCGAATGGCGCTCGCTCACAATCGCGAACGGAAACAGACACGTCGTCTGCCGGACGTTAGAGGAATTCCAGTCGGAAATACGCTGGTACATGGCGCGCCCGGCAAATAACGAACCACGGGACGAAATCACCTGTGTCCGCCCGATAGTTCCGCCGTCCGTCGAAGAGATCGAGCGAGCATTTGGGAAAATCAGGCGACGCAAAATCAATCATCAACCAACAAAAACCGAGAAACAATGACAACACACAACCCGAAATTCAGAGGGACGCCCGGCCCGTGGCGGGTCGACGGACACGAACACAAAAACGGCGTCGTAGAATATACCATCGTTTCGATTTCCGGCGACGCTGTCGGCTGCGCTCCCGTCGCAGAAGTACTGCGCAATAACCCGCGCCCGATGCCGGAGCAACGCATCGAGGCCAACGCCCGACTATTGGCCGCCGCGCCCGACTTGCTCGCCGTGCTCGAAATCATCGTCGGGATATTTGAACCGAACAAACTGACCCCATATCGGTCTGCGCGCGAAACGGTAGATCTGGCGAAACAGATCATCGGATACGTCTACGGAGCGGACGAGCGAAACCGCCCAACCAACGAATCGCCCTCAAACGACGCCGAATTCCTCGAATGGCTGTACGTCCGACTGGTCGGCACCCACGGCGAAAATCCGAATACGGACTTTATGCAGAACCTCAACTCTATAATCGAAAAATTACGGTAATTATGAAAACAGTCGAAGACCTTAACAGACTTATCCGCGACGAAATCACAGCTATCGAAGCGCTCCGAAGCGAAGACGAAAAAATATGGTCGGTTCGGGGGGGGGTAACGGAAGCCAATGCCAAACGCAGCAAGAAGATCCGCCGCATGATCGGCGACCACAACAACGAGATCGCCCACTTGCGCCGCCTTATCCGCTTTGTCGAGGCAACCCCGGAAGAGGGTATACGAATGATGCTCGACCAGCTGCGCGGACAGGTAGATCGAATCACCGCATCTGCCGACCGCTACAAATTGAAAGAGCAGAAAAAAGAGTATCTGACACGTGCAGGCGCGCAGCTCAAACACACGCAAATCGCCGAACTTGAATTCTTATTACAATGAATAACAAAGCTATTGCCCCGGAAACTACCGTACAGGAACGGTGTGCCATCTGCGGCCGCCCGAGGATTTACAAATACGACGGTTATTGTCGTCCCATCTGCGAACGATGCGCCAACGGAGGTGGCAGGACATACGTTCGAAGCGGAGAGAAGATTGGCCGCAACGAACCGTGCCCATGCGGTAGTGGTTTGAAATACAAGAAATGTTGCGGCAAATGAATGCCGCCCTTAATAACTCAAAACCAAAATAAAGATGGACAAAAAACAAACGACCGCGACTTGCCCCAAATGTGGGGAAGAAATTGTGCAGTGCGAAAACTGCGAGAATATGGGCTGCCCCGATTGCGACGGGTTTGTAGTTACCCGCGACGACGTGATTCTGTGCCCGGAATGTGCCGCCGCTTGCAAGGAGGACTGCGACAAGATGCGCGCTGTCGGTTGCGGTAGTTGCGCCCTTTTCGCTGACGAAGACGACGAGGGGCAGGGTTGGTGCGAACTGCATCAGGAATCCGTGTGCTTCATTGATAAATGCAGCGACCGAATTTCGAAAGTCTGATCGCTGATAAAATCTTACCCGAAAGCGTGTATTATTTACACGCTTTTTACATATCTTTGTGCTGGTAACCAATACAGAGTAAACGCAACCGGGCCTATGAAAATTCCGCAAACTATCGAAATGCAGGTTGGCGCGCTCAATGCCAGCGAGCACAACCCGCGACAAATCACCGAAGACGATTTCGCCGAACTGGTCAAATCCCTGCTACTGCTGCCGAAAGGCTTGTATTACCGCCCCGTCGTCGTGGACGACCGGAATATCGCCCTTGCCGGAAATATGCGCCTGCGGGCGCTGAAATACATTCACGAACTCGGATTCGACGACCTCGCAGAAATCTTGCGGGCGTCGTATCGGTTCCGGCATTTCGACGAGGCGAAACAATCCGCGCTGCTGAACTACTGGCGCGAATGGCAGATGCACCCGACCGTGCCGACGCTTTACGCCTCGGAACTCGACGAAGACGAGCAACAGCAGTTCATCATCAAAGACAACCTATCGTTCGGCACGTTCGATATTGACATGTTGGCAAACGAGTACGACATCGCGGCGATCATCGACGATGGTTTCGACATCGACCTGCTCCCAAAATCGGCCATCGAGGCGTTGGCCGCGGCAAATGGTATCGACCCTAACGATATAACAGGGCGACGCTGTGGCGGCGACGGGGA